TGTTAGTGCTGGTATTATTGGCGCCTGTGGTAAGATCCAAGTAGAATCCTCTGCCATTTCCACCACCTTCAAAAAATCTTAGTTTATTCTCATAGACATCAATGATAACATTTCCAGCAATAGTACTGTTTGGTGCTTTGGCAAGTTCTATTTCGCCGCCCTCAATGCCTGAAGCACCGGTAACAGTCAAGCGATTAAATGATACACTGTCACTGGTGTTCAATGTTTGATTGGCAGTAAATAATGTTGGCTTGCCAGTTAAGTCAGCGTAAGATCCGCTTGTAGCAACAGCGGCAAAGCTGGGCTTGCCTGTAACGCTACTCCAACTTGTAGGTCCACCACCGCTTCCACCACCCCCAATCAGTTCACCACCTGGGGTGACACCATCATGGTAGTACAGGTATCCGTCTCTGTAGGTGATCTCACCCAAGTGTCCCAAGTGGTCGCTTGGTGTTACATCGGTTACATGGATGGTATTAATTTTACGAGTTGACATTGTATTTTCCTCTTTGCCAGGGTCGTGGCTTTGAGATATTTATCAAAACACCAATTTTAACGTATTTGTCCAAAATGGCAAAAATAGATTGATTTGGCTATTGCTCTTTGACTGCAATCATAAGTATAATACAACACATGCAAGACAATTCAAGCATGTGTTGTTTGACTCAATAGAGACAAAACACTAACATTGGCTAATATACAAAGGAAACACATTATGGCTTCATTAGCAGAAATCCGCGCTCGCCTAGCAGAGCAAGCACAAAAGTCCGGTGGTACCTCGCAAGGTACAGGCGATAACGCAATTTACGCACACTGGAACATCCCCGAAGGTACATCCGCAACACTACGCTTTCTTCCAGATGGAGATGAAAGCAATACATTCTTCTGGAAAGAACGCCAGATGATTCGTATTGAATTCCCAGGCGTCAAGGGACAGGATGAATCTAAAAAGGTCACTGTACAAGTACCTTGCGTTGAAATGTGGGGCGAAACATGTCCAGTACATGCTCAGATTCGTCCTTGGTTCAAAGATCCAAATATGGAAACACTGGGACGCAAATATTGGAAAAAACGTAGCTACGTGTTCCAGGGCTTTGTTGTCAACAGCCCAATGGAAGAACAAAGCACACCGGAAAATCCAATCCGTCGCTTCATCATCAGCCCACAGATCTTTACCTTGATCAAACAGGCCTTGATGGATCCTGACATGGAAGAATTGCCAACAGACTACATGCGTGGTACTGACTTCCGTCTTAACAAGACACAAAAGGGTGGCTATGCTGACTACAGTACAAGTGGCTGGGCACGTAAAGAACGTGGCTTAAATGAAGACGAGTTGCAGTCCATTGCACAACATGGCTTGTTCAACTTGAACGACTTTATGCCCAAGCGTCCTGGTACTGATGAGCTTCGTGCTATCGTTGAGATGTTTGAAGCCAGTGTTGATGGTCAGTTATATGATCCAGAAAAGTGGAGCAAGTTTTACCGTCCAAGTGGCGTTCAAATTGCCAACGCAACTGGTGCTGTAGCAGATGCAGATGAGGACACAGTAGTAAGCAAGCCGGCACCTGTTGCGGCTCGTCCTGCTCCGACTCCAGCACCTGCACCACAGGCAACAACCACAGCCGCTCCTGCCGCTGACGCAGGCGGCAAGCCCAGCGTAGACGACATCCTTAAGATGATCCGCAATCGTTCAAATTAATTGAACACCAAAGAGGGTAGTGATCTACCCTCTTCTTCATCTATAAGGATAATAAAATGACAAAAGCATTTGATGTCTCTAAATTTAGAAAGAGCATTACAAAATCAATTGAAGGCCTAAGCGTAGGCTTCAATGACCCAACTGACTGGGTATCAACCAACAACTACGCATTAAACTATTTGATCAGTGGCGACTTTAACAAAGGTATTCCAATGGGCAAGGTTACTGTATTTGCTGGCGAAAGTGGCGCAGGCAAGAGTTTTATCTGTTCAGGTAATCTTGTTGCCAACGCACAAAAGCAAGGCATTTTTCCTATCTTGATTGATACTGAAAACGCCTTGGATGAAAAGTGGTTACATGCATTAAATGTAGACACCAGCGAAGACAAGCTGTTAAAGCTTAACATGGCCATGATTGATGACGTTGCTAAGATGATTAGCGAGTTTGTTGCTCAATACAAGGCAATTCCAGAAGAGCAACGTCCCAAGGTCCTGTTTGTCCTTGATTCGTTGGGCATGTTGCTGACACCAACAGACGTTAACCAGTTCAACGCAGGTGACATGAAAGGTGACATGGGTCGTAAACCCAAGGCATTGACAGCACTGGTTCGTAACTGTGTAAACATGTTTGGTGATTTGAACTTGGGTTTGGTCTGTACCAATCACACATACGCCAGTCAAGACATGTTTGATCCAGATGACAAGATCTCAGGTGGACAAGGTTTCATTTATGCTAGCTCTATTGTTGTTGCCATGCGTAAGTTAAAGCTAAAAGAAGATGAAGATGGTGGTAAGACAACCACAGTCCAAGGTATCCGTGCAGCCTGTAAGATTATGAAAACACGTTATGCCAAACCTTTTGAATCAGTCCAAGTTAAGATTCCATACGAAACAGGTATGAACCCTTACAGTGGCCTAACTGACTTGATTGAAGCCAAAAGCCTGCTGAAGAAAGAAGGCAATAGCCTTGTTTACACAACCACAGATGGCGAGATCATCAAGAAGTTCCGCAAGGGTTGGGAACGCAACGATGATGGATGCTTGGATACAGTAATGGCAAATATCACTGCTAATCCACACATGTTTGACAAATCTACTCCGCAAGAGGCTCCTGAAGTTACCGAGGAATAAATGATTAAAAAACTTATGCAATGGTTAGGCCGCCATAGGATTATTTTGGACAGGCAAAGCGACGAACCTTTAGTGGAACGTTACTATGTTTTTTTAAAAGATCGTACATGGTTTCCATTTAATATCTTTGTACATAAGTTTTGCAAAAGCGACCCGGATGATGTTCATGATCATCCGTGGCCGTATGCTACATTAATATTGAAAGGTGGCTATTATGAATGGATTCCTCAGTTTGACAAACAAGGCAACAAATTCAATGAAATCGCTGTTTGGCGAGGACCCGGCAGTTTTCGTATATGTGGGGCTAACAGCTATCATCGTATTGAGCTTGATCCTAGCATAACAGCATGGTCATTGTTTATGCCAGGCCCTCAAAAACGTGAATGGGGCTTCTTGGTAAAGAACAAATGGATTCATAATGAAGACTATCTCACTCGAATGGCAAAACAAAAATAACTGATTGACTAAGTATCGCAGTCAACAAAATGACAAAAACGGAGATAACATGATAATGAATGATTCTGGAGAAATGCTAGTTCAAGTATGGCTGGCTCTAAAACCTTACATTGATAAAAAAGAAAGATCTGATGCGGCCTTGGCATTCTTACATGCCGCAGGCGATTACTTGGATCTAGAAGCCGCACGTGAAGATGGTGTAGGTTCTGACAGTTCACTTGATTTGGCATTTGCTGAAATTTTAGGTGACGAGGAAGTTGAAGAAGACGATTCAGAAGAAGACTATTAATGAGTCAATGGTATAGAAAAGTTGTTGCTGATTTAAGTTGCCTTCCTGACTGTATTGAATGGTTTGAAGGTGAACTTATTCAAGGCCGTATGGAGTTAAAAATTTCTGGCAGTCTTGAAAAAGCCAGCCGCGAAATGCCAGGTATTGTTGAATACAGATTCAACCAGCTACAAGAAATTGAAGCCATACTTGAACAACTTAATATACAACTTCGTAGACTTAGAAGTGCAAAGTTTCGACAGTTCACAGAACATTACAATCGTGCGCTAACAAGTCGTGACGCAGAAAAGTATGTAGATGGTGAACCAGAAGTATGCGACATGGATTCCATAGTCAACGAGTTTGCACTTGTCCGTAATAAGTTTCTTGGACTTGTCAAAGGGCTTGATAATAAGCAATGGCAAATCACCAACGTGGTAAAACTACGTGTGGCGGGCATGGAAGACGCAGAATTACGCTAATCTGCTTAAAAAATAGACAATTTTTAGTTTTTGTTGCAAAAATACCACAAAAACATGGCAAAAAGTGGTTGACTTCAGGCCCAATACCGCTTATAATACATACATGGACAGCAAAAAAGAGGGCAAAACAACCCGTGTTGCGTAAAAGCAACATAGCAAAAAAAGAGGTTGCTAAGTGTCCCAAAAGCGCATATAATAGAGTTATTGTTTAATCATTCCACGCAAAGGAAATCAAAATGTCAGCATACATTACTATCAAGAACGGTACATACCGTAGCTTCAACATTAACAACCAGACATTCCAACTTGTCGCCGACTACAAAGAAGGCACCAAGGGCGGCTATGTTACAGTTCTTGCAGACGAATCGCTTGGCGAGTTTGCAGGACGTGAAGTTCGTGTTAAAGTAGACTCCATGCGAGATGTTGAGCCAGCCAGCGCCGCTGATTGTGCTACCACCAGCATTGAAGCTAACTATGAAACCCCAAAGAAAAAGGAATCTAAAGTGCAAGAAACTGACGACCAGGCAATTGAGCGTATCCGTGAGCGTTTTGACATCTTGGAAGAGATGACAGAAGGTGCAGTTGATGGTACCGTTCGTGCTATGATCGTTGTTGGCCCTCCTGGCGTGGGCAAGAGCTTTGGTGTTGAGAAGGTGCTTGACAAGAGCGCCATGTTTGACAAGATTGGTGGACGCCGCCCACGTTATGAAGTTGTTAAAGGTGCAATGTCGGCAATCGGCTTGTATTGCAAACTGTACAATTACAGTGGCGAAGGCAATGTCTTAGTGTTTGATGACTGTGACAGCGTGTTGATGGACGAGCTGTCACTTAACATCTTGAAAGCGGCTCTAGACAGTTCTAAGAAACGTACAATTTGCTGGAACACAGACAGCCGTATGTTGCGTTCAGAAGGTGTGCCAGATCGCTTCGAGTTCAAGGGCTCTGCTATCTTTATCACCAACATTAAGTTTGAGAACGTGCG